TTATTCCTGATGAAGATGCTATCAATCCGAGCGATCCGATCACCGAAAACATGCACATTATCAATGGTGAGCCGGTTAAAGCCTTTATTTACCAAGATCATGAAGCTCACATCCAAGCGCACATCTCTATGGTGCAAGACCCCAAGATTTTAGAGTTGGTCGGTAAAAGTCCGACTGCTGAAGCCACTCAGGCGGCGATGGCCGCGCATATTTCCGAGCATGTGGCCTTCCAGTATCGCAGTGAGATTGAAAAAGAACTTGGTGTGCCGCTACCACCGCCGGATGAACCGTTACCTGATGATATTGAATATCGGTTGTCGCAATTGGTGGCACCGGCGGCTGCGCAACTGCTTGGCAAGGATCAAAAAGAAGCTGAAATGCAAAAACAGCAGGAGGAGGCTGAAGATCCAATTCTGCAAATGCAACGCCAAGAACTTGAAATCAAACAACAACAGGCGCAAGCTAAAGCGCAAGCCGAGATGGCGAAGATTAATCTGGATATGCAAAAAGCAGCGAGTAAAGATGAGCTGGAACGTGCCAGACTGGACTTGCAGGAGCGCACCGACCGAGCAAAACTGGGGGTCAAGATTGCGGGAGAAAATTCAAAGGAAGAACTGGAAAGCCGCAAGATTGCTGCCAAATCTGAAATTGAGGGTGCCAAGCTAGGCGTGCAAATTGCCAAGGATTTGATGGATGAATGATCCGGCAGCGACGAAACTTCGGAAAGCGGTTGAACGTCTTGATCCAGTGCCGGACAACACGCTGGCTTATTTGCGGGTTGAATTTCGGCGCATGATGAACGAAACCAGCGACCACCTGAGTACAGGTGCTTGCAAAGATTACAGTGAATATGCCCGTTGTTGCGGGGTGGTCGAAGGATTGGCCCTGGCGGAACGGGAATTGCTCGATCTGGAAGAAAGGCTGGAGCGGGCATGATTCTCCGCGTGAGCGGTGCAGGCGACTCTGGACGCCATTTTCCAGCGCAAGGTCTTTTTGATGACTAGTTCATTAGCGACAGTAAAAAACGAGCCGCTGGATATTGATGAAGCCAGTGCTCGCAAAGCCAGTCAGATGCCGAAGCCGAAAGGCTACAAGATACTGATTGCCTTACCTGAACCAGATGAGAAAACCGATGGCGGTATTATCAAATCCAAACAAACGATTCACATCGAAGAGGTAGGGTCGATTGTGGGTTTTGTGATCGACATGGGGCCGGATGCTTACAAAAATATCGAGCGTTTCCCGTCAGGTCCGTTTTGTAAAAATGGCGATTGGATTGTGATGCGTGCGTATTCAGGTACGCGGTTCATGGTGCATGGCAAGGAATTTCGGCTGATTAACGATGACAGTGTAGAAGCTGTAGTTGAAGACCCGCGAGGTATCGTAAAGGTATGAGCGAATCAGAAAACGTCGTTGAGAGCGGCGCACAAGGCACGCATTCCGCAGAAGATAGATTTTTCGGAGTGCGCACAAAGATAGGTCAGCGGTCTGAAGATCAAAATGAGGAGAAATCTGAGTTTGATATTGAGGTTGTGGATGACCGCCCGCCTGAAGACCGACCGCCGTATGGTGCCAAAGCGCCTGTTGATATCGATGATAACGTGGATATCAATGATGAAGAACTGGATGGTTACAGCGCCAAAGTTAAAAAGCGCATACAGAAGTTGCGTTTTGCACAGCATGAGGAGCGTCGGCAGAAGGAAGAAGCCGAGCGGATGCGGGATGAAGCGGTTAATTTTGCGCAACAGCAGGTCGGCAGAAATCGAGAGATGGAAGCTCTTATTCAGCGTGGCGAGGGGGCGTTAATCACACAGGTCAAAGAGCGTGCCAAGCTGGCGGTTGATAAGGCCAAGTCAAGCTATCGTGCTGCTTACGAAGAAGGCAATAGTGATAATGTGGTGGATGCGCAGGAGCATATGGTCAGGGCGCAGGCGGAACTTCATGAAGCTGAACAATACGAGCGAAACTTGCCTGACCCTAATCAGCTCACGCAACAGCAGATGGCTTATCAGCAGCAGCAGCAGCAACAAGAACAAGCCGCGTATCAACAACAACTCCAGCAACAGGCAGCATACAATGCTGCTCAGCAGCCTCCGCAGCTTGATGAAAGGCAGGCCGCATGGGCTGAAGAAAATTCGTGGTTTATGGATCCCAAAGAAAAATTGATGAGTGCTACGGCCTATGGTTTACATGAGCAGGCATTGCAAGATCATCATATGGATTCAACCTCAGATGAATATTATGAGTACATCAATACGGGAATGCGTAATCAATTTCCCAGTTACTCTTGGCCGGATCAAAGCGGAACTGGACAATCCGCGACCGCGACGACCAGGAGAGCTTCGGCAACGTCGGTTGTTGCACCGTCCGCAAGGAATAATGGTGCAAGATCACGCAAAATGCGGCTAACGTCCACTCAAGTCTCCCTCGCTAAGAGGCTGGGGTTAACGAATGACCAGTATGCCAAACAAGTTGCAAAGGAGATGGCAAATGGATAAGCGCACCAATAGGTCTCACAACACTCGTGAAGATATTGTTCGAGAGGATAATTCTTGGATTCCGTCTTCTGTGTTACCGACTCCCGACCCGCAGGATGGTTGGACATTCAGATGGATCAGAACCAGTACGCTGGGCCACTCTGATAATACCAACGTATCCAAGAAATTCAGGGAAGGATGGACCCCCGTGAGAGCGGAAGACCATCCCGAACTGAAAATCATGCCTGACATCAATTCCCAATTTAAGGGGAATCTTGAGGTTGGCGGGTTACTTCTGTGCAAAGCGCCGGCAGAGAAAATGCTGGCACGCACAAAGCATTTTGAGGAAGTTGCACGAAGACAAATGGAATCCGTGGACAGTAACTACATGAGAGAGAACGACCCGCGTATGCCTTTGTTGAGACCGGAGAAAAGTACGCGCACCACCTTTGGGAAAGGCTGACGCCTTTTAAACTTAACCAGTAGCATTAGGAGAAATTCAAAATGGCTACAAGTGCAACTCCAAATGGTGCGGAACCTAGCGGTACTTGTTCAAGCAGCGGATCCTTCACGGGAAAAGTTGTCCACATCAAGATTGCCAGTGCGTATAACACCGCCATTTTTTATGGAGATTTTGTGAAGCTGGTTACAGCCGGTACGATTGAATTAGATGCCGGAACCGCTGCACTGACCTCTATCGGTATTTTCATGGGTTGTAAGTATACAGACCCGAACTCAAACCAGATGACGTTTAATCAAACCTGGCCTGCTTCCACATCGGCTTCCGATGCGGCGGGGTATGTTCTGATTGATCCTGATGTCCTGTTTAAAATGCAGGGTGATGCTACTATTGCTCAGACTGGACTTGGCGCGAACTTTTCTGTTATTCAAACAGCGGGTTCAACCACGATTGGTCGAAGCAAGAACGCTTGTGATGCGTCTACGGTTGCCACCACTAACACGTTTCCGATTCGGCTTGTCGACTTTGTTGATGGTCCGAAAAGTTCGGTTGGTGACACTTACACTGATGGCATTTATCGCTTTAATGCGGGCCATCAGTTAACCAATACAACAGGTATATAAGGAGGATCTAGCATGGCTATCTCAAGAGCACAAATGCTTAAAGAACTCCTGCCGGGGCTGAATGCCCTTTTTGGCCTGGAGTATGAAAAGTACTCTGATGAGCACACTGTCATTTATGACACGGACTCCTCTGAGCGTTCTTTTGAAGAAGAGGTGAAGTTGAGCGGGTTTGACGCTGCTCCGGTGAAGGACGAAGGCGCTGGCATCTCATACGATACAGCGCAGGAAGCTTTCACGGCACGCTATAACCACGAAACGATTGCAATGGGATTTGCGATTACTGAGGAAGCAATGGAGGATAACCTCTATGACAGCCTCAGTGCCCGCTATACCAAGGCACTCGCTCGGGCTATGTCGTACACGAAGCAGGTCAAAGCTGTTAACCCGCTTAATAATGGTTTCACCAACAGTTATCAGACAGGTGATGGAGTTAACTTCTTCACCGCATCTGGTGACGGTGTAACCGGCGGTGATGGGCATCCGCTCGTCAGCGGTGGCAAAAACGATAACCGTCCGTCAACGGCGGCTGATTTGAATGAAACCTCGCTGGAGGCTGGCATCGTCACGATTGCTGCCGTTACAGATGAGCGTGGACTTCTTATCGCGGCTCGTCCGAAACGGTTGTTGGTGCCACCGGCCTTGATGTTTACAGCTACGCGACTGCTTGAGTCAGATCAAAGAGTTGCTACGGCTGATAACGACATCAATGCTATACGCTCCATGGGGGCAGTACCTGAAGGATATTCGGTCAATCATTATCTGACTGACTCGGATGCCTGGTTTATCGTAACGGATATACCGAATGGTATGCGCCACTTTGAGCGTACTGCGCTGGAGACCTCGATGGACGGTGATTTCGATACGGGCAACGTGCGCTACAAAGCGCGTGAGCGTTATTCGTTCGGTGTTTCCGATCCGCTGGGGATGTATGGATCTCCGGGTGCTTAATTAGCTCGGTATACAGGAGAGCGGTGCTTGCTTGTTATGATCTAACTTGTAAGTTATCGCTCTCTTTTTCCTGACAGACACATGGCGTGTCTGACACTAGCCAAGACAGGAGAAAGACATGGCTAACACAACCTTTAATGGCCCGGTTAGGTCTGAAGGCGGCTTTGAACAAATCAGTAAGGCTGCCGGAACGGGCGTTATTACCACCAATCTGGATATCGATACCAGTGGCAATCTCGTAACCACTGGTTACGTCTCTTCTTATGCAAATGTAAGCAGCATTACGTCTGCGACCAAGAGCGTTGAATCGACGGATTCGGGTACGGTTTACACCCTGAACAGGGCTGCTGGTATCGTGGTAACACTGCCTACGGCGGCTGCTGGGATTAACTACACCTTCATCGTTGGTACTACCTTCACGGGCGCTGGTCAGATTACAGCAGACAATGCCAGTGATTTGCTGTCTGGGTTTGCGACGATTTTTGATCCTGCAACAGCTACCGATGTTAATACCTTCATTCCTGATGCCAGTGATGATGTCACTATTGATTTGGGAACAGCAGCACAAGGTTGGCTGGTAGGCGGAATTATCCGTTTAGTAGCTACCAGTGCAGCTATTTGGCATTGTGAGGCGTTCCTTCATGGTGATGGCAGTTTAGCGACACCGTTCGAGTAATCGGTGATTGGATTAACTGGGTGGGGGGTTCGCCCCTCCACTCTGTTATTTAAGACAGGAGATACGCAATGGCTGATGCTGTAACGAGTCAAACTATTCAGGATGGTGCTCGACATGTGGTGATGAGTTTTACCAATGTCAGTGATGGCAGTGGTGAGGCCGCGGTAAAAAAAGTGGATGTTTCGGCGCTGGAGTCAGATCCTATTTCGGGCAGCGCCTGTAGCACCGTGGCTATTCAGTCGGTGTGGTTTTCGACTTTGGGCATGAGCGTAAAGTTACTCTGGGATGCTGACGCGGATGTGCTGGCTCTACATTTACCGGCGGATTATTCAGATTCGCTGGATATGAGTGAATTCAGCGGGCTGAACAACAATGCTGGCACTGGGGTTACGGGCGATATTATGTTCACCACGGTTGGGCACAGTTCAGGAGATGCGTACACGGTGGTTCTGAAG